GCCTTTTCTCGGTCGGTCATTTGCCACAGAGCTGGAAATTCGATGGTGATTTCAGCCTGTTCATCGCTGCTTAGGATTTTGGCTAGGCGTTCTAGTTTAGGCTTGAGCGACTCTTGCTCTGCTCTAACCTGGTCGTAGAAAAAGCGCGTATCGCTTTCACCGGTGGCGTTCATACCTGCTGGTGCTTGGCCCATTAACAGCGACACCGGTATGCGGGCGGCGGCGGCTAAACGGAGCATCATCTTTTCTAAAATCTCAGGTATGCCGGCAAAGCTATAAGAATCGCGCCTAAAGTCTTCATCTTCGGCATCGAGCAAGATACTGCGCGAGATCGAACGGCTCATATCAACCAATTCCATGCGTTTTAATAGCTCTTCGCTGCGGTTAGAAGCGACCGCGCTGTGCAAACCTTTGAGTTTAAACACGCCTTGAGCTGCATCGGTCATGAGGTGAGCCGTCGATTGCCAGGCAGTGTGAAACTGCTGCAGTACCGGATACACGCGCTGCAAAATACTCGGAGGGTATTGGCGATGGCTGAGCGGTGGTATGGCGAAGAAAGGTATTAAGCGCGACTCATGGATAATTGTCGTCTGATGGTCATTGGCAGTATTTAAGCGATAGAGCTCGGTGTGACCGTAGTTCGACGTATTGGGATCGGCATAAAACGATGCTTTGCTGAGGTCTTTACTGGTTAATACGTTTAAGAAGCGCACGCCTTTGAGCCTAGAAATAAGCAAGGGTGATGCTTGAGGCTGGCCATCATCAGCGCCGATATATAAAAAAGCCACGCCGAAAATCCGGGCTTTGGTGAGAGCATCACGGATGGTTTCACCTAGACCGTCCCAAATTAATTCTTTGTCGTTGGCTTTGATAAGCAAGCCTTGGCGCAACATCTCGCTAGGTACTAGGTCACATATACGAGCAGCGATATCGTCGTTTAAGTACAGATGCTCGAGGTATTCGGCTGGTAAATGGTTGTCTGGTGATAAATGGGTATAGGTTGATTTATCCCGGGCTGTACCTAGGCCCGACAGTAAGTTCTTCCACGAATCAAAGCGGTTTCCTAAAGAAAGCATGAGAGGTTCCCCGTATTATTCATCGATTTCGAAAAAGTCTTTAAGCGTAAGACCCGCTCCCTGAGCCACGATAAAGCCTGGGTCATAGAATCGACCTGGTCATCAAAGAGCGAACTAGGAAACTCTAACAACTCTTGCACCAGCTCGTTTACCCAGGGGTAAAGCTCCGGCGATGGCAATATCACCTGGCCGTTGCTCCATAGGCTTTCGACGGCGTGAGCGCGGGCCTCTTTGCCGCCTTGAGGTAGCACGGGATATATGCCAGGTATCTCATCCTGCAAAATATCAATAATGGCGCTGCCGTTGGCTTTTTCTTCGATCAAATGAGCCGAACAGAATGGATAAGCGACGCTAATTTTTCTAATAGCGCTTAAGGTCTCGCTGAAACTCATGCGTTTACGAATCTGGTCAAGCAGCACATAGCTCTGAGCATCGGCGGTCACTCCCCACACCTGGCCGACCACGTAGGAAGAGCCGGTTTCTTTAAACGTACAATCCCAGGAAGAAATCACCGTCTTAACCTGCGGTCGCTCAGTCCAATATCGCAGGTGTTCTTTCTCAAAGACCGAGCCGGTTAGTGGCACCGGGTGCTGTTGGAGTTGAGCTGCCTGATCACGGGGACTAAGCTCTTTCTTGATTTGGCTTATGGCTTCTTTAGAAAATCGTTCGGGCCATAGGGGTTCCCCCTCAACCGTGCGCGGATCTTTAAAGCCAATAGAGGTGGTGCAAATGGTCTTAGGCTCGAACTCCATTGGCAAGCACAGATGCTCATAGCCCCCATCTTTAAGCACCGCCCCGGCCAAGTCATGGACGTGCAATCGCTGCATGATGACAACCCTCGCCGATTTCTCAAAATCAACAAGCCTAGAGGCCATAGTGCCGCTCCACCATTCAATGCAGGATGTCAGTATTGACTTGGTGGCCAAAACCCCGCCACGGGCATCGTGGGGCTTGATCGGGTCGTCGCAAACCTGGACGTCGGCGTGCTCACCCGTTACGGTGGCGTCGGTCGAGGTACAGAGCCTAAAACCGGCGTGGTCGTTCATGAACTTGATAGCGCCCCAATTATCTCTCAGTGGCTTAAATACTTTGCCCCAGCGAGCTTGGTACCACTCTGATTCTATCAGTCGACGCATACGTAGGTTGTCGCGTTGTGAAAGTCCTATCGCGTAAGAAGCATAGATCCATTTGCATTCAGGTCTAAAAGTCCACACCCACGCTGGCCAGAATACGCAGCAGGTTAGGCTCTTCATGCATACCGGCGGTATATTGATAACCAAACGGTTTAACTGGCCATGGCTGATAGCTTCTAAGTGATCGGCAATAGCATCGATGTGCCAGCCAGCTACAAATGGCCGGGCCGGTTCGACTTGGGACCAAGCAAGCTTAATAAACTGCTTTAAACCGCCTTTTCTAACCAAAGCGCGATCGATGTCGATTAAGTTCATTGAGCCTCAGCTTTGGCTTTGATCCTACGCACAGTTTCTAATTCTTCGATGGTGAGCTTGTCGTAATTGGACTTGTCTAAAAGCTCGAGATTCTGCTCAGGCTCATCACGGTTAAGACGCTCTAAACGGCACCCAGTATCTAAGAGCCGTGATAAGCCTTCAGGTTTGGTGGCGTAGGGCGAGATTTTGCCATCGCTGTTGGGGGTGAGTTGTTTGATTAATATTTTGAGACCTTTTTCGGCGGCTCTTTGGGCTTTGAGAGCGAGCGCGATTTGTCGTTGCTTCATAAGCTTAACGGCAGCGATTTGGTCGGCTTGGTTTTCTTTATCTATGTGAGCATCCCAAGCCTTGACCCGCTCTTGCCAGTTATGGCGTTTAGAGAGCTCTAGCACCGATGATGGGTTTATCTTGAATTGGGTGGCTACACTGTTACACGAACGGCGTAGGCCCTGGTCGCGATAGGTTATAAAGGCTGCGAAGGCGCGGCTGGATTCTTTTGGTTGTTGGTCCCAGAGGTTTTGCATGAGGACATATTAATCCACTGGGGCCAAAATGGATGGCTAAAATCGTCATTAAACCTTTTTTAAAAATCCGCCATTTATTCGTGTTAACCATATATCTTTCATGGATTGGCCATAGTTCTGTTTGGTTATTCTGAACTTCACAATGTTGCGAAGTACAAAATCAGTATCGCAATCAGTGGCGTCAATCTCCTTTTTAGATAAGCACATTAATTGAGCTTGCCATCTAATATTGTCAATTAGAACACCGGAGCCGCGGCTCGATTGGGCCTGGTTGTCGTAATTTCCTGTACTTTTTGCTGAATGATGTATGAAAAGCAGCGAACAATTAGCCTCGCAGCAAATAGCCTCCATCCTGCCAATCACTTGAGCCATTGGGCCGCTAGCGTTTTCGTCTTCGTTGTGGAAGCGCCTGAGCGTGTCAATAATGACCAACCTTTTTCCTTTGGCTTTATTTTTGATGACATTAAAAAGATCGGCATCAAGTATGTTAATTGATTTTCCAAGCTCGGTGCCAATGATTAAATTTTTTCTAATTGATTGCAGCTGTTCGCCGCTAACGTACTGGTTAAAATCATGCAAGCGATTGAGAATAGCTTCCTTTGGGTCTTCTGCTGCCATGTAATACACGCCGCCTTTTTTTAGGTTTCCTAAGCCTATCAAATCAGGTCCGCCGGATATTTGTGTTGCAAGTTGCAGTGCAAAAAAAGATTTACCCATGCCACCTGGACTAACTATGGCACCCACGGTTCTAGCCAGCATGCCTGGCAAAACAAAATCTAGTGGCTCTGGTTTTTCGGTAAACGCCTTAAGCAATTCGTCGTCTTTAATATCTGGCATAAACAACCTCATTTGAATTTTTAATTAATGGCATTTGGTATTCCTTTGGCTGGTAATCATTGATTGGTGTGGGTGTTTTTTTTAAGAGCACTGAAGCCGCGTAGAAAGCTAAGCCCAATGCATCAAAAACGTTATGTCTTTTACCTAGAGGTATGGAGGCTAGATTGATTTCCAGGATTTTTTTACTGCGCCCATCGAGCATGCTTAGCACATAATCCTGAGTTGCTGATTTTGGGGCGTTGCCTTTCCATTCATTAGCTATGGGTCCTAGTTTTCTCTGTGGTTGAAAGCATCTGCTTAGCATGCCAGCTAATTTTCCTAGGTCGAGTAGATCTTGTTTTCTCGCTGGTGAATTTGGGTAAATAATCGGATGTTCGATAACCAGAACCTTGGGTTCACGAGTAAATCCTTCTAGTGTTCTCCAGGTTTCGATTGCTTTATCGCAAAGTTCTTCCATGGTTACAATTTTAGGCGCTGAGGCAAATGGCACAATTAAGCCACAATGACTAAGAAATGGCTTGTTTTTTGGTCCACCAAAAATTTCGGCATCGATATTCACAATCGCAAAACCCAGGCCGTTCGAAGGAGATACGCCTGGATCAAAGGTCAGCATTTTATTGACATGTCTCGGTTTAAAATCCAAAACTTTACCCACGCGCCACCCCCCAAGCATGCTGGACAAATTCCTTGCCCTTGCTGGTAATTTTAGTGACGCAAGTGATTTTGAGTTTTTTCCCGCCGAGCGGATTGTCTTCTCCCACCGATCCATCACAGATCGCTTTATTCACCCGCTCGTTAATTTCTTTAAGCTGCCTCTGCGGACAAAGCCCAATCGCGGCCCCAATAAACGATTTGATACGTGGCAAGGCTGATGGTATCGTAAACGACTGTACCCAATTGCGCTGCTCCCCCGGTTTTACCTCAGGATTATCGCTTTCATTAACCGTGGTCTCCACGATAAAAAGCTTGCCACCCCCGAGCCTGCGCTCGTATAAAAAGACCCTGTCGATTGTGACCGTGTACTGACCAGGGCTAAAATAGAGCCGATTAGACGAGCCTTCGGCCGCGACACTTTCAATGCCGTCAAAAATACTCATAAGAATTACCATCCTTTTGTAGGTTGTTTTCTCGGTTTTTGATGTCTGGGTTATCTAGGTTGTCTGGGTTATCTAGGTTTTCTAGGTTAAATGATTA